TGGATGATCCCGCCGCCGGTCCCGGCGTTTCGCAGACCGTCGAGGCATACCCGCACCGCGTTCGCGAGCTCATCGGCCTGAGCGTACGTGCGTGCCCAGGCGTTGACCTGGACGCGCGGGCGGGCGAGCCCGGCGGGGCCGTCCTGGCTGTCCAACCGAACGGTGGAGATCCGCTGCAGGGTGATGGCGGGCAGGCTCAGCGTCGGGCTGGGTGGCAGGGCCAGCGGGTACACCCGGTCTCCCACGAGGGCTGCGACGGGCAGCGCCCGCACCAGGGCCTCCATGACCACCTGAACGCTCACCGGCTCACCCCCTGGGTCATCAGGTCTGCGATGCCCTTGCGGATGCGCTCCTTGAGCTGGTTCTCGTCCCCATCGAACCCCGACCGCAGGAAGCCCAGGCCCGGCCGCGTCGCCGTCCCGAACTCCAGGCCGCGCGCCCACCACTGCTCTCGATGAGGGCCCATGGCCACCACGACGGCCGGCCCGTCCTCCAGCAGCCTGGCCTGGATCCCCGCTTTCGTCCGGCCCGTGCGCACCGGGCATCCCTCGGCCATAGCCTGCGCGGTGGGCTTGCAGGCCTCCAGCACCACCTCGGCCACTCGCTTCGGCTCGAGGTTCTCGCGCACGCGGTTGAGCGCGGCGATCAGCTGCTCCGTGCCTTCCACTACCCGCGCCCCCTGCTCATTCGATCCACACGACCCGCGTGTACGGCCGCCCCGTGGTCGGGTTGACCATCACGCCCGGCAGCTCGGCCAGGTGCCCGGTGAGATCGCTGGGAAGGGTGACCTCGTCCCGGGGGTCGATCGGCTCCTTCCGCCCGGGCGCGCCATGGTCCGGCACGTCCTCCAGGAAGACGATTCGTGCCTTCGTGGTGATGACCTGGCCGTCCGACCGCTTGTGATGGACTTCACCCTCCTGGACGAACCCAGGCACGATCAGCACGTCCTCGTCGAACTGCTCGGGCCCTCCGAAGGTCAGCGGCAGGCCGATCCAGCGCCTCAGCCGCACCTCGACCGTGAGGCCCTCCGTCGACGAGCGCACGGCCTCGACGGCCGAAGCGATGATCGAGGAGAGCCCCATCAGGTGTCACCCGCCGCCTACGCGAGCGCGGCTCCGAGGTTGACTCCGGAGAGCACCACGACACCCGTCGCGCTGGGGTTGGCCGCCGCCTTCGCCGCGACTCCCGCGCGGAAGTTGCCCGTGGTGACGGTGGTGAAGACCTTCGCGGTGTTGTCCCAGTTCACCTGCTGGCCCTCGGTCCACGCCTGCGCGCTGACCTTGGCGTGCTCCACCACGCCCAGGCGCAGTCCCACGAACTGCTCCGTGGCCGCCGCGGTCACGGTGGCGATGACGAGGAGGTCCCCGATCTTCACGCCGGTGCCGCTGACCACGCCTCCGGCCGGAGCCGTGAACGTGAGGGACTCGCCGGGCTGCACGTAATTCTTCATTGCCTCGTCTCCTTGAGGGCTTCCGCCCTAGACGCCGGGGTTCTTCCAGAGCCCTCGCCAGTCGATCACCTTGGCTGCGAAGTCGTGCCGGGCCTTGATCTCCAGACCGTCGATGTCGAAGCCGATCCGGCTCTCCACCATCGGCCCGTTCTCGCCCTCGAGGAAGGCGTACTCGATCACGTCGATCTGGCCGGAGTCGGCGGCCAGGTACCAGGCCGTGGCGCTGTTCGCGTCGAGCCTCGGCTCCACGATGGGCTGGAGCACCCCCGCGAAGGGGTTCACGTTGGCGGGCAGAGCCGGAGTGATCTGCACCAGGAAGGTCGCCGCCGTGGTCTCCAGCGCGGCCGGGACCACCAAGTACTTGGGGTTGATGTTCAGGATGGTCACGCCGTCCAGGCTGGTCTGCACCCGCATGGCCGCGCGGCCCTTGCCCAGCGACGCGACGCTGATGGCGGAGGCCACGGCGTCCAGGTTCTTGTGCGCCACGCTGAAGAGGGCGTTGCCGTCCCCCATGATGGGGTTGGAGGTGATCTGCGCCCAGACGAGGTCGGACTCCAGGTTCCTGGCCGACCGACCGAACATGGTGGAGATGCGCGAGAAGGCGTCGGTGTCGTCGTTCACCAGGGCCTGCCGGGTGATGGCGAAGACGCGGCCGAAGGTGGCGAGCTGGTAGGTCTCCTTGCCGTCGGTGGTGGTTCCGCGGGTGAACTCCCCGTGTTCCTTGACCTCGAGCAGGGCGGGGGCATCGCCGATCTGGATCCGACGAGACGGCTTGAAGTCGGGGAGACTGACCTGCCGACCGATGGTCTTGAACGTCTGCGGTGCCTCGTCGTAGGCCAGGCGCAGCGTCTTGTTGGTCACGTCGGCCAGCAGGTTCGCGAAGTCCGAGGTGGTGTGCATCCCACCGCGGCCGGTCAGGCCGAGGGCGGCCCCGGCCAGCTCCATCTTCGACATCCCCGTGGTGCGGACGCCGCGCGCGTGCAGGTAGGCCTCGGCGACCCGGAGGAGACTCATGCCGCGGTACGCTCGGCCGCCCTCCGTCAGGGCGAAGCCGCCCTTGCCGTCCGGCCCGGCCGGCATCACCCGGTGCAGGATGGCGTTCTCGATGTCCTTGCGGACGTGCACGAGAGGATCGTCGCCGGTGACGATCACTGCCTCGCGAGAGGATCCGCGCGGGACGTCGACGTCGCGCTTGGACAGCTCCGTGAAAACGCGGCTCTGGGCGTCCAACAGCGGCACACCGTCCGCGATCATCTTGTCGGCGAAGGCCTGCGGCAGCCGCGCGGAACGGCAGGCAAGCAGGATCCCCTGGATCCGGCCGCGCTCGCCGGTGGCACCCTCGTCGCGCTCGGTCGGCTCGCTGGCCTCGGTGCGCTGCGCCGGCGGTGCCGGCGGGTCGGCCACGATGGTTTGCGAGGGCGTCTCGTCGTTCATGGCTCTCTCCTCCGTCTTGACGGGTGTGCGCTCCTCGCGCGTGGCCAGCCCCGCGGGTACGATCTCGCAGGGGTTCGTGTCTTCTGTGCGGCCTTCCCGGACGCGGGCTCCGGGGTCCGCCGGCATCGGCACCAGGGAGACCTCATAGGGTTCCCAGTCCACGGCCTTTCGGATGGCGGGCTTCTTCCCGGTGGCCGGGGTCTCCTCGTACTTGTGCACGAGGTAGCCCACTGAGACGCTCCGGATGATCCCCTGCATGACGTCCTGCCAGATCGGGTCCACCTGCTCCCGCTTGGAGAACTGGACCAGGCCCCGGCCGTCCTTCTTCGTCAGGGTCACGCTGCCGGGGACGATCGCCCCGAGCTGGTCCGTCACCGAGTAGGAGTTGTGGGAGTCCAGCAGCGGGCCGCCCTCGTTGAGGCGTTCGAGGCGCACGTGGTCCGGATCCAGGGACAACGTCTCCAGGTAGGTCGTGCCCGTCATCCAGTCGTACCGCTGCACGGCGGCGCCCGTGGTGAAGATCAGCTCCACCGTCCGGTCCTGGTCGTTGACGGTCTTGGGGGTGAGGCTCGCCCGGATGGACAGGGCCGGCATCTGCACGGTGCGCGGCTCGCCGGGTTGGGCCAGAGTTTCCGGCGAGCCGCCACGCTTCATGGCCGGAGACTGCTCCTGGTCCTGGATGCTGAGAAGATGACTTTCCGTCACCCCCCCCCAGCAACGCGTCAGGACCCGGGCCGGGATCGCCGGCGCGGCTGGCCCGCGCAGCCAGCCCTTGTGGTGCAGCGCGGCCAGGTGCCGCTGGACTACCTGCTTTGAAATGCTCAACTTACGGGCAACGTATGTGCCTGGACACGGTTCACCTGTGGCTTCGTGGTAGTGGTCCACGATGACGAAGACCGCCTCTTGCTGGGGGGTGAGTCCAGGCTCGGCCTCAGGCTGTCCCACGATGGCGTTCACGATCCTCCGATGGCGCGGACCGCCGCCGCCCAGCCCCGCGCGAAGCAATCCGAGCAGTGCGGTGCCGTGTCCTTGGGCCGGGCCGTGGCCTTGGCCGTGGCCAGGCGGTCACGCAGCTGGCGCAGCGCCTGCAGCTCTGCCTCCACCTCTTCGACCTTGCGGCTGAAGCGGCGCGTGTTCTCCCGCGTCTCCAGCGCCAGGTCCCGCTCGGGGTTCTCCAGACTCTCCGGCTTCACGCTCATGCCTCGGCCCCTCCATTGGCTGGCTTCTTCTGCTCGGGCGGTGGTGGCGCTGCCTCGGCTTCGGCGTCATCGAACTCCGACGGGTCGGGGTTGATGGTTCCCGACGGGCGCGCCTGCGTCAGCCCGGCCTGCGAGGTCTTCCGCGGGTCGCTGTCCAGCACCAGGCCCAAGTCGTCCAGCTTCTTGTTGTCCGCGGCCATCTCGGCGAACACCTGCTCAGGGTCGTAGCCGCGCTCCCGAATCGACTCCGACAGCGTGATGATCCCGGTCCGGATGTTCCGCTGATACGCGAGGCCCTCCTGCGACGGGTCGATCATCGGCATGGGCGGCGCCGTCCACTCCGCCCGCGGGGCCGGGTCCCCAGCGATGCTCATGATCTGCATCACCTGCATCGCCCAAGCCCACACCGGATTGCACATCTGGGGGATGAGGGTCTGCCAACGCCATTCCTGCACGTCGTCGTAGTGGCTCAAGCGCGACATGCGCGCCGCGGAGAAGGGCATCCCGGTGTAGTCCCCGGTGAGGTCCTCATAGGTCACGCCCAGGCCGGTGGCGATCGCGCGCAGCGTCACCTGCGAATAGTCCCTGAACTCGTTTACACGAGGAGGATCGACCACCGACACCGATCGGCCGGGCGGTACGTTCAGGATCATCCCCGGCTCGAGGCTGTCGATCGCCGGCTGACCCCCATCGGAGGTGCCCAACGGAGGTGCAGTGCCGTCCACATCCGAAGTCAGCACCGCGAGACACGCGGCGATCTTCTGCTTCATCAACTGCGCATCGTCGTACTCGTCGTAGTCCTTCATCTTGAGGAGCACGGGCGAGAACCATGAATAGCCGCGCACCTGCCCGGGCCTGGCCTGGTGGAAGACGTGGAGGATGTTCTCGGCCCGGATCCTTACCGAGGCCGGCGAACCACCGAACATGTCCGCGCCGGGGTGCTCCGGGAATAGCCAGTAGGCTGCGCGCCGGCCGAGGGGATCGAACTCCACCCCGTGGA